ATGCTCCAGCAGTTTGGTCAATCTTACAATGATATCATGACAGAGATTGCTAATAGAAATGTTGAGGAAGTTGATAAAGCTGCTGCTAGACAAATCGCAATTGAGCAATACAAGAAAGCCATTCTGCTTTCTGGTATAAGTAGTCTTCTTTCTGCTTCTATCTCTCTATTGACAAGCGGGGGAAAGAAGAATTTCAAATTGTATAAGAACTTGGCAATGGCTGAGGCCATCGTGGCTACTTACTCAGCGGCCAACAAAGCTCTTAATACAGGACCAGTTCCAAATCCCGCTTTGGCTGCAGCGACAATCATCATGGGCCTTGCCAGGGTACGGCAGATAGCCCAGACTAAAATAGGAAGTGGTGGCGGTGGAGCTGGTGTTGGTGGTGGGGGTGGTTTTGGTGTTACTCCGAAAGCTGGTGGACGTTATCAGGAAACGGTTGAGAAACCAGAGGAAGAGAAAAAGCCTGATCAGTGGACAGTGGTCATTGAGAACGTTCATGGAACGGCTGATGATAGATTTGCAGACCAGTTGGCTGAATCTTTGATGAATCGAAGCAGAGATGGTCGTGAATTCGGATTTGCTACAATTTCAAAATAGGTATTGACATATGGCATATCAACTTCCTTTCATTCTTTATGACAACGTTCTGGAGGATGGAACGCTGTCCGTGACTTCTGAGGAATCCGGCTTTCCAAAAGAGAATATGGTTGATTGGTTGGATTGGACGTATTGGAAAGCCTCCAGTGCAGTGACTCAGAACATTGATGTGGATAAAGGAGCGGCTGGAATATCAGTTGATACCTTGGCTGTGCTTGCTCACAATTTTGGGACTGGTGGAAACTCTTTGGACTGTGATATAACAGTTCAGGAGGATGACAACCCTTCTTTCTCCTCTCCTACTACGTTGGGCTCTGTGACAATAACGGATGACAAACCTTTCTATCTTGCATTGACGGCAGGTACAGAGAGATACAACAGAATCAAGATTGAGAATATGGAGGATGCACCGTTCATTGGTGTAATTTTCCTTGGGGCAAAGATGACGATACCTGTTGGGCCTGAATTTGATTTTGATCCTGACCGCCAGAATATCCAGTCAGAAAAATTTGTCAGCTACAGCGGAAGGATGGTGTCTTCAGCTGTGAAGTATTCGGAGAGGGATATGAATGTTCCTTTCCGTAGAATCGCTCAGAGCTTCGTGGCTTTAAATTTGCTTCCTTTCCTTGAAGACCATTGGGCTCAGATGATTCCTTTCTTCTTTGTACCTGATCCGGGTGATGTATTCGGGACAGACAAAATCTACTACTTGGTGGCTCCAGACAATCCGACAATTGAACTTCCTGTGTATGAGGATGATATTGCTTTCAGAAACTGGACACTCAGAGCACAAGGGGTACGGCAAAGTACCTTCAGATAGGATGAGAAATGGCTTGGTCTGATGACATAGGCAAGATTGGTAGAAGCTGGGTTTGGTATATTGAGATTGAACCTAGAGCTTGTGCCAATGTCTATGGTAATTCCCCTTGCACTGCTTCTGGTGGCCAGTGTGGATATTCCTGGGCCACGTGCGAAGATCCAAACAATTTCGTTTTGGATACAGTCACATACAAATTCTCCAGCAAGGATGGTCCAAAGATATTTGATGGGACCCAGGTACAGCCCACATTGGTTTCTGTATCTGATATGCCCACGGAAATCAACCCGGACAAATCCACCACCATCAATGCCCGTGTGCAGATGACATTTGAGGATGTGAAGAATCCTCCACCCCTTCATTCTGACAAAGGAGCTGGAAAGTTCCATGCGTACAGGAATGCTACCTTCTGGAGAATTTTCACCCGTATTTATCGGGAGAGTTATAAATATTGCACACTCAGATTGTATGAAGGGCTTTCTACCTACACACAATTGTCTGACTTCAGCCTCCGAAGGGAATTGAGAGTCAACAATATTGAATTCCTGAGTGATGGAAAGGTGCGAATTACAGCAACAGATAAAACCCGCTCTGCTAAGTCTATCAAGATTCCCAATGCCATCTCCTCTTCCAATGTGACAACTGCTCAGGTGACTGCTGGTGATTCTACTATCCCGGTCACAGATGATTCTGAATTCAAGATTCTTTCCGCTGGCTATCCCTCATATGCCAAGATTATTGACAGCGTAGCTGGGGATGAATATGTCAAGTTCACTGAAATCAATTCCGTTGGTGCTTTGGCCAATGTCACTCGTGGACTTTTTGGAACTTCAGATGTTACCCATGCAGCTGGAAAGAAAGTGATTCAGGTGGCAGTTTTCGCTGACGATACAGATACAGGAATTGCGGCTGACATTGGAGAGAATCCGGTTGACATCTGCAAGGAGATTATACTGGGTTGGATAGGCACAGCTGCAGCCGATGTGGATGATACTCAATTCGATACTGAGAGAGACATCTGGTATCCCTCTTTGAAATATCGGAGAATCATCGAAAGTCCAGTGGAGGCAGACAAGCTACTGTCTCAACTCAACCAATTCATGATGGCCAACATCTGGCAGAATGAAAGTCAGAAGCTCACATTCAGAGGATTGAAACCACAGGCTCCTGGAGAGTCTATTGCAGAATTCAAAACCACTGAGAATATTCTGAAAGACTCTCTCAAGATCAATAACAAGGTAGAAACCCAGGTCAGCAGAGTGACAGTTCATTTTGCACCTAGTGATACTTGGGGCACCAGTGACCATTCTTCTGCTGATGATTTCGATGAGCATTTGATTTGGATTGATGCAGCAGCAGAGAATAGCAATGGCCAAGGTGATATAGTTGAGGTTGAATTCTTTGCAGATTGGATTTATGCCATATCAGAGGCCAGGTCATTTGCCAGCCGGTACATTAGGAGATTTGCTCCAGTGGCTCCAGCTGAGATTGAGTTTGAAGTCTATCGCAGAGATGCAGAGACTGAGACTGGGGACATCATAGATTTGACAAGTGATTTGTTTGTGGATGATGATGGCTCTGATGATACTTTGAATTTTCAGATACTGGCAAAATCTGAATCTCAAAAAGGTATCATCAAAATGAAGGCTTTGGAAACGAAGTTTGCTTTGAAATATGCTTTCATTGCTCCTACTGGTTATCCAGATTGGACCAGTGCTACAGATGCTCAGAAAGAATATGGATACATCTGCAATACAGGCACTGAGAAGATGAGTGATGGTGGCCCAGCGTCCTATATTTGGTGAAAGGTTCTAGCATGTTTGCGTTCCCTCCAAATTTCAATAAGCTATTCTCAAGATTGAAACAACAGCCTCAGAATCAGAAGGCTATGTTTGAGCTGAAATTCAACGAGTCTAGAGGGATTGCCAGACCTTTCATTACCAACGTTCTGTATGACAAGACTTTGGATATACCTTCAGCAATGAAATTTCTGAGATTTGAGAGGGAAGCAGATTTGGGAAAAGCCCTCATCTGTCAACATACTTGTGCTCAGAATATGAAGGTGCGTTTTTTCATCAAGTATGTTCCCAAGGGCATCAAGCCTTTCAGTTTGAGATTGACCATTTGCCCAGACTGCGGTGCTCCAGTTGCCTATCAGTTCATTGTCTATCCGGGTGACTTGAACAAATATCCCAAAATGAGGGATGTTCGCAAGTTTGAGAATCCAGATGAGCTTCCAAGGGCAAAGATGAGCCCTGAATACAAAATAGGAGTTGCATAATGCCAGTTCCAAGTAAATCATTCACGACCATAGCCGATAGCGCAATAGACGCTGATTCCCCCCTCACTGCTGACTTGATGGAGGACTTCCGGGACAATGATATCTTCCTCTATGAGTGGATAGGTTACGGCTACACGGCAGCCCAAGCCCATGACCATGATGGAGTCAACAGTGCTTTAGTTGATATCTCAGGATTGCTCCAGGCTTATAATGCTCAACACACAGTTGATGGTAGTGGAAGTAGTTGGAATATAGATACTGGTTCCCTTGGTTTCACTCCTCAATGTATGCTTGTTCATTGGGCAATGTCAGGAGCAAATATTTTGTACAATGGATGGGGTATGGGAATGGGTACGGCTGCTGGGGATCAGCATGGAATGTCAATGCGTTGGGATATAAGTGCAGCAGGAGTTCTTGATAATCTTTCTATTGACTCAAATGACATAATGGGATATTCAATTACAACAGGTGGTGCTTTTGTCACTTCCTTTGCTTCTGATCAAGCCCGAATAGATGAATGGACATCTAGTAATATAGAAATTCAAACTCAATCAGGAGCATGGCTGGGTGTTACAATTTATATCAATGTTCAAGTTTGGGGAGCTTAATTGTGATAATATATTACCAAGACAGCACAAAGAAAATCAGAGCGATTCTTAATCACAAAGCCAAGACTCATCTTGATACACAAGAAAAGTTGGAAGCAGACATGAATGTAATGTTTCCAGAAGGCGATGTGGGAGTGAGCAGATTTGCAGAGGATAAGGAAGCAGCTTGCGGAGGTATCTGGGACCCAGTGACTCAGACTCAGATTGCTCCTCCTGTCAATCCAACCAAGCCTCCTCATCCTCACAAAGACCGTTTGAAGGAACTCATTAATAAATGGGCAGCAGACCCGACAAAGGCAACCACGGCTGAGGTTGCTGAATATCTGGTCAAAGCAGATTTGACCAAGAAGATGACGGAGGTTGCTGTCAGTCCATAGTATTCAATTACAAGGGAAGGTTTTATGAAATTGGCTGAACACGATGCAGGACATCCTAAACGACCACTGGTCATAGCCTACTATACAATTGATACTCCATACGAAGGTGAAGCAGAAGTCCTGAAGCTATCTCTGGAATCAGTAGGCTACAGCTACTCAATTGCTGGTGTTCCCAATCTTGGAAGCTGGCAAAAGAATACTCAGTACAAAGCCTCATTCATTTTTAAGATGCTTCACAAATATCCTTCTGAACCATTACTGTATCTGGATGTGGATGCTATCATGGTTCAACCTCCTACACTTCTGGACAATCTCAAGGCAGATATTGCAGCAGCCCATTTTGCTAATCGTGCAGGAGGCCCAGGAGGTGAACTGCTCTCAGGCACTCTCTTTCTCGGCAACACCAATAAATGTCTGCGGATTGTAGAGAGATGGATTGAGTTGAATGAACAATATCCTGACAGATTGCCTAATGGAAAAGATGCTTGGGACCAGAGGACATTGAAGATGGCTATCCAGAATGTTCCTGAAGTGAACTTTGTTGAATTGCCTCAGGAGTACACATGGATCACAGAACTTACCCAGAGAAGAATGCCAGGATTGAGTCCGGTGATTATGCATACCAGGGGTGCAAAGAGATTTAAGAATTTGATCAACGGACTGAGAGGGTACGCAAAATGATAGAACGCTCAAAATTCGTTTATAAAGAGGGTTTGTTTTTGAGCATAAGAAACTATATAAAAAGAAAGAAACGGCTTCCTAGGGACTGTTTTGAAGCTCTTAGGTATATAGAAATAGGGAAAAGCGTATGGGTAGACTCAAAGGAAGTAAACTTACTGAAGAGCATAAAAGAAAAATAAGTGAATCTCATAAAGGTAAAAGACTATCTGAAGAACATAAAAGAAAAATAAGTAAAGCCATAAAAAGACTTCCAGATGAATATCGAAAAAAATTAAGTGAAGTTCGTAAAGGTAAAAGACTATCTGAAGAACATAAAAGAAAAATAAGCAAAACTCTTATGGGGCATGAAGTCTCAAAAGAAACAAGAAGAAAAATAAGTAAAGCTAATATAGGAAATAAAATTTCAGAGGAACATAAAAGAAAAACAAGCGCTAGTATATCACTAGCGATTAAAGAAGGAAGATTAAATACAGGAGGAACAATAGGAATATCTGGTAATTTCTATTCCAAGAAAAACAAACAAATGCTTCACTATCGTTCTCAATTGGAACTGAATTGGTATCAACTTCTGGAAAAGATGAAGAAGGTAAAGAAATACCAAGTTGAGCCTTGTGTAATTCCTTATGAGTTTGAAGGAATGCAAAAACACTATGTTCCTGATCTTAGAATTGTCTATACAGATGGAAGTTCAGAATTGGTTGAAATTAAACCTGAACCATTTTGGAATCATCCTATCAATCAAGCCAAATGGAAAGCAGCTAGACATTGGTGTAAGACAAGAAAGAGATCAATCAGTTTTAGAGTGGTAGGGTATGAGGAGTTGAATTGATGTCTATCGAAGTGTGGTGTTGTTGGCCTACGGTGAATATGGAAAGAAGCCGGGAAATGATAAAGGTGTGGCATGAGAGAGGCTACAAAGTGTCTGTTCTCATCAATCCACCTCATGAAGACACTGAATTGGCTGAAGCTGAGAGAGTGATAGTCCAGAATGAATGGAAGGGATTTCCTGTAGCAGCCAACGTCCTATGCTGGGAAACTCCCGGAGATATTGTAGTGGTAGTTGGTGATGATATTTATCCTGACAAGGATCATACCCCACAGGAGATTGCGGGAGATTTTCAAAGACACTTTCCAGATTTCTTCGGAGTGATGCAACCGATTGGTGATGAATTCGGGTGGACTCACAAATGCGCTGTCTCTCCTTGGATTGGAAAGATGTTCATTGAGAAATCCTATAATGGATGTGGTCCTTTCTGGGAAGAGTATTTTCATTATTTCTGTGATCAGGAATTACAGGAATATGCAACCAAGCTGGGAGTGTTCTATCAAAGGAAAGACCTGACTCAATATCACGATCATTGGCAACGGAAAGAAGGGGGAGAACGACCTGGCTATCTGTTGCCAGCAAAGAAGAGATGGCACAAAGATAAAAAAATATTTGATGGAAGAATGGCGAAAGGATTTCCAGATGGGATTAACAAAACAAGAAGATATAGCTAAAACGTGGGGCTCACATCAGCCACTGCTCAAAGCCGTGCTGGAGGTGTTGAAACCTAAGTCAGCTGTAGAATGTGGGTGTGGGGATTTTTCAACACCCCATATGAAATGGATTCCTTATTTGACAACTATTGAACATGATCCTAGATGGGCTAAGATAATTCAGAATGAATATCCTTGGAGGCTTGGAAAGATAGATGAGAACAGTCCTGGTGGTGTGAAGAAATCACCTATAAAATGGAATTGGTATATTGAGAGATTTGAAGCCAAGAATCCAACACGTATATCTGAATTGCCTACGGGAGAATTTGATAACATATGCTATTATTATCAGAGGCTTGCTACGGAATTCAAACCCTTTGACCTTCTGTTTGTTGATACCTTCACGGCCTGTCGAGTTCCTGCTGTTCTCTATCTTGGAACGTTGGCGGAATATATCATCATTCATGACCTTGAACCACCTGGCCCAGAAGTCTATGAATGGGAAAGGCTTGATGATTTTCTCAAAGGATGGAAACAATATCTCCACAAACCTATGGGCCATGTAGGCAATGGCCATCAGATTCCATGGACGGGTTTGTTCTCAAGGAAAGAGATACCATTGGATGAATTGAATAAAGCAATGGAGCCAGAGTCAATACGGCTTTGGAAAGAACATACACCTTTGGTAGAGATGACAAATGATTGACTTGGTAGCAGGATATGCCCGTGGATATAATGCTGATGAAATCCGGCCTTTCCTGAAGTCACTTCGGAAAACTGGATACAATAGAAAAATCCTATTGTTTGCAGATGGGGAAGCAGCAGAGGAAGCAAAGAATTGGGATGTGGATTTATTTGAAGTCCCTGCGCTCAAAGTCAAAGTCCATTCTGATAGGTTCTTATGCTTGGAAAGAGTGTTGAGTGATTATCCCTGTGAAGGCATTTTCCTTTCTGATACCCGTGATGTCATCTTCCAGAAGAATCCTGCTTTGAATCTTCCTTCTGATGGGCTGAATGTCTATGAAGAGGATCAAAGCATGAGCTTGGGAATATGCCCTTACAATTCCAAGTGGATTAAACTGGGGTATGGTGAAGATGTATTGAAAGAGATGGGAGCCTATCCAATATCATGCGTAGGGACAACCTGCGGTGATAGGGATTCCGTGCTTCATTATCTGAAGAAACTGAAGGAAGAGATTGAGAGAATTCAACCCAAGACAACCCATCCTCAGGATCAAGCCGCTCACAATTATCTTATCAGAAAAGACTTGGCTGACCTTCAGATTGCTTCCCAACTTCGGGTATGGAATAATGAAGAGGGAGAGATATACACGGTTGGCTACATTCCCCGTGGGACAGTGCAATTGAGAAACAATAAAATCATCAACAAAGCAGGAGTTGCTCCAACGGTAATTCATCAATGGGATAGACACCGCAATCTTGAAAATCTAGTGAGGTTGGTTTTATGAGAACATTCATCAACAATCAGAGACTGGCTCAGCTGGCTGGAGTGAATTTCGATTCAGAGGAAATCAAAGAAGGCCCAATTGTATATTCCCGGACTCATACAATTGCTTCCCAATTCTCCAAGCTGTCCAAGTTCCCTGATTGTGTCTTAATCACCAGCTTCTCAGATGCAGAATGTACGGTGGCTATGTCTAGGAGATTGCCACCAAACGTTCGGAGATGGTTTAGCAATAATGTTTCAGCCCATCATCCACGCATTACTGCTATTCCCATAGGATTGAGAACATCTCCAGAAGGCGAAGTGAAATTGAGAGAGGCTATGAACAGAGGGAGATTGCCTCAGCGTAATCTGGTATATATGAATTTCTTCAGGAGAATTCACCGTTCACAAAATCCACGCAAAGGATTATATGAGATGTTTGGAGGAAAGGATTGGGTGACAACTGAAGGCGGATTTGATCATATGCCAATGGATCATTTCTATGAACAAATGCTTTCCCATCCATACATTCTTTCTCCTCCTGGAGCTGGTCCAGATTGTCACCGTCACTGGGAGTCTATCCTGTTGGGCTCAATCCCTATTGTACTGAAGAGTCCAGCCATGAAAATTCTGTATGGCCTTCCTTGTCTTCAGGTCAATAATTGGGCTGAGGTGACAGAAGAGAGATTGGTAGCTGAACTTCCCGAATTACAAAAGCTGTTTCAGAGTCCATTGATGGAAATATGCTATTTTGAATACTGGAAACAGCAGATATTGGAGGCGTAGATGGCTCAGCAAATTGTGATGTGTGGAATTCCCCGTAGTGGATCAACGTTGGTATGGCAAATTCTTCAAGCTGTCTTTCCTAATGAAGCCATTCCAAAGACCCATCCTGATGTATGGGAGCCTGATGGTTCCACAGTCATTGTTTCTATTCGCAATCCATTTGATGTGGTTGCTTCTCTATTGAGAGTCCGGCTGAGCAGGGAAAGAAGAAACACTCCTGATGAAAATGATATTGAGAACGTATTGGGAAGGACAACCCTGTGCTTTGAAAGGTTGGATGGTCTATTGTATGGACCTCATGCTTTGCTTCGGTATGAGTATTTTTATAAGGATTATTCTCTCATATACGATATGATCAGAAGTGTGTTTGGACTGTATATATCTCCAAATAATCGAAAGAAAATCAATCAACAATTCAGTCTGGAAAGAAACAGGGAAAGAGCTGATGCTTTGAAAGATTTTAGTGAAGTTGATGGAGATCAAATCCACGGTGATCATATTGGTCATGTCATTCCTGGATATTGGGAAGAGTATTTGCCTGATTGGAGTTTCAGCCGGGTAGTAGAAGTCTGTGAACCAATATGCAGGGAATGGGGTTATGAATAAGATTGTAGCGTGTGGTATTCCTCGAAGTGGATCAACGTTGGTATGGTTGCTGCTTCAAAAAATACTAGATAGACAAGTGATCAAAGCTCATCCTGCTTCGTGGTCTCCTGAACCTTGTGAATTGATTGTCAGTTCAATTCGCCATCCCTATGATACAGCAGCTAGTTGTTTCCGTACTCGTATCGTAGGAAAAGGGGATGGGTCATTGGAAAATTCTCAATGCACCAAACAAGGTTTGACAGCTGAATTGAATATGATGAACAGCAACTTTGAAGCTCTGAAATTATGGATACAAAAATATCCTGGTAAAGTAGTGATACTTCGCTATGAAGAATTCTTTGATAATTTCAATGTCATCTTTCATATGATCAAAGAGCAATTGGGAGTAGATGTTCCAACATCTCAAAGGAAAGCTCTCATTCAGAAATATTCATTTGAGTCCAATAGAAAGAAAAGTCTTCAAATCAATCCTGGGGAAAGCATCGAACGTATGGGGACATCTCATGTAGCTGTCGGTGTTCCTGGTTCATGGAAATCCATTATACCATTCTGGGGATATGATTTGATGAAAAAATGGTGTGATCCTATATGCAAAGAATGGGGATATATGAAATATGAGAATCAATAAGCATTTCGGGTTTGTATTTATCTCAACACCAAAGGCCTGCACTCATACCATTTACAAAATTCTGGATGAGCATTATTCAGAAGGATTGATTGAAGATGGATTTCATAATAACAAGATACCTGATTTATATCAATCCTATTTTCGTTGGACAATCTGTCGCAATCCATATTCAAGAATGGTGAGTGTTTGGTGGAGTGCCTGCAGACTTGCCCACAAGGATCAGTATGGATTCCGAAAGAGATGTGGAGCCAAGGATGATTTCAATCAGTTTGTGCGTTGGTTGGTTGAATTGCCATTGAGAAAACGTCAACGTGATCCTTTAATGATGAATCAATCCGAATGGCTTTGGGATATAGAGCCTGTTGTTTCAATCCGAATGGAGAATTTGGAAGATGGTTTGAAGCATCTTCCCTTTTGGAAAAATGGAATTGAGATTCCACAGTTGAATACTACAGATGAGAAAATACCAGACCGTGAAGAAGAGGAAGGACAAACAATTATCAAACCACCTTGGCAAGAATTCTATCAAGACAAGAATATTCAGGAAGCAGTGATGAAATTCTCTGAGCCTGATTTTGCAAGGTTTGGATATTCAGAAGAGATACCATGAAAAAGGGTTCAAAACACACAACTGAAACTCGTATGAAAATGAGCAAAGCTCATAAAGGAGTAAAGCGTGCTAAACATACGGCCGAAACACGTATGAAAATAGGCAAAGCTAACAAAGGAAAGAAGCGTACTGAAGAAGTTAAAAGAAAACTAAGCATATCTCATTTAGGTCATAAGGCTTGGAATAAAGGAAAGTCACTATCTAAAGAGATAAGAAGAAAAATGAGTGAAGCTCATAAGGGTCATTGTTTTTCTAAACAAACTCGTGCCAAACTAAGTAAGGCCATGATTATGTCTATTAAAGAAGGGAGCAGACATCCAGAACGAAATGGTGTTTCAGGTGATTTCTATTCAAAGAAAAACAAAAAGACTCTTCACTATCGTTCTCAATTAGAAATGAATTGGTATCAACTTCTGGAACAAATGAACAAGGTCAAAGCATATCATGTAGAGCCTTATATTATTCCTTATAAGTTTGAAGGTTTAACTAAACATTATCTACCTGACCTAAGAATTGTTTATACAGATGGAACTTTTGAACTGGTTGAAATCAAACCAGAATCACTTTGGAATAATCCTAAGAATCAAGCCAAGTGGAAAGCAGCAAGACGTTGGTGTAAGAAACAAATTATTAAAACTACTTTCAAAGTAGTTGGGTATGAGGGGTTGAATTGATGAAACGTTTGATTAGCTTCAGCGTGTACGGAAACAAACCTATGTATAATGAGGGAGCCATTGCGAACGCAAAACTGGCTCCCAAAATATATCCGGGATGGATTGTGAGAGTGTACTGTGGTAGGAAAGTGACGTGCAAGGAAAAACTGATTGATATGGGTTGCGAAGTGATTCAGATGAGGCATTCCCGAATGCATTCAGGAATGTTCTGGAGATTCCTTGCGGCCTGGGATGAGAAGGCTGAGCGTGTCATCTTTCGTGATACAGATTCCCGGTTGAATGTAAGGGAAGCAGCTGCAGTGAAAGCGTGGGAGAAGTCCGGCTTGATGGCCCACTCAATGCATGACCATCCACATCACTGCAACCTTCCCTTTCAGGGAGGAATGTGGGGAATCAAAACAGGTATTCTTCCTGCTGAGATGATGGATATGGTTGTGTTGATGGGAAGAAAGCCACAGGGGAGAATCAAAGACATGAGATTTTTGAATGAGCATGTCTATCCATTGGTATGCAGTTCAACTCTCCGGCATTCTTCTCAGGTTTTGAAGAAATGGAGTTGGGACAAATTCCCTTCTCATCCGAAGTTTGAGGGATTTGTTGGTCAACAATATGACAACGAAGGAAATCCAATCTGGCCTGAAGTGAAATGAAATTGGTGGGGCGTGAGGAACCTTCCCTATGAGTGTTCAGCCAACTCTCAAAAAAGACCCAGCCCCACCAACTATTTTATACACACCAATTGCAGATCATATAACCACAGGTAGGACAGGTACATCCATAGCATTCATCACTGAGCGGCTCAAATTCAATATTATTATCTTTTAATTCTTTTCTACTTCTGATTCTCCATTCTTTACAAGCTCTATCCATATTCCAATTGTCTTCAGGATATTTGAGATTTATTTCCTTTTCAATTTCGTGACATTTACAATTCTTATCAATATATGGTTTCATCCTCTCCTCCTTTCAGTTCAACCACCTTCCCAATTTTGAGTTCTTCTGAATGTGTCACCTGAATAAATTGAATGCTAAACTCCTTTGACAACATCTCTAGCATCTCCGGCACCCGTTCCAAGTACCCGTTAGCCTTCGACACATTTCCAAAGGGCTGATCCAGAATTTCTATTGGAGTTATTCCTTTGTTGGAAAGAAGCAATGAGGAAAGCCGAAGAGCAAACGCCACGACATCAATCACTCCCCCACCCACATTCTTCCTCTCACGACCATCCCGAATGAAAACCAATTCGGCCTCAGTCTTTCCCCGTTTGGATTGAAAACGGATTTGGAATTCATACGGATCATCGAAGATAGTTTGAAGGCATTTGTTGACAATGGTTGTTATCCGCTTATGAACCTGCTGTTGGATTTGCTCTGCTGCCTCCTGGGCCAGCCCTTGGGCCTCTAATACGTCTGACAAGCTCATTTTGGCCTCTTCTAGCCTGTTTCTCTCTGAATCAAGCTCTTTACACGTATTTTCATACTCTCGCTTTAGAGAGGCGATTTTGGCTTTCAGATGGTTCATTTATTAACTTTCATTTCAAAACCTTCTTTTGAGCCGCACCAGGGACAATAATGAAGAGGAGTAAGTGACTTCCAACCACATGTCTTGCACTTTAGCAATTTGGAATGGAAGTATAGTCCACGCAGACCCCAACCGATACCAACACCTGTAAGATAAAGCAGTGTGTAGTAAAGTATCATTTCATTTCCTCTCTGAGTGCTTTTTCTAAAGCAATATGAATCTTGTTTGTATCAAGCCATTCTATCACTTTGATCTTATCTCTGATTTCGCTATATGGTTGTTGTCCTGCTCCTAGGATATTCAATGAGCAAGGCACTTGCAATCCTTCAAGCAATTCTGCTAGCAATTCAATCAATGTCTTTTTCATCTTTAGTACCTCACCACTTCAGCAACTTGGCCGAAGGGAATATTGTGGATATGGGGAGATGTTTGTTTGTAGTACTCCTTTACCAGTACTGTGTTCTCATGTGGCTTTGGTGATTTTTCTAATCTTGCGAAGTTTCCGTTTTGCAGTTTTAATCTTGAACCTTCTCTTACCTGCAACCTTGATTTTTTTCTTCCCATGTTTCTTCTCCTTCTTTCTGAGATGATTTTGTCCCTTGAATTCCTTGCTACTGACAGCCAGCCACTTACCATTGTCAAGCTTCTGGACTCTGTGTCTGCTTTTCCTGCAGTCTTTAACCGTCATCAAAGTGTTAGAATATCTTTTGATGATCTTACCAAATCTCCATCCCTCCCAGTAGAACCAGACCCAATGTTCTCCTTCTTTTCCTTTTGTTCTCATTAAACGTAATTCCTCCTATACTATTATAATTTTACAAATCCAAACCAAATTGATTATATATGATTTTTTTGATCAGATTGTGTATCAGCATACGCTCAGTGAGAACCATCTGGCGCATACCATTCATCATAGGTTTCTCCAACGCCTTGGCTTTCTTCTGCTCTTGTCTCTTGAGGTAGTCTAGCAGACGGGTCTTGCTGAATCTCTCGGCCATCCTCATTCTCCTTCAATTTTGTCTTGAGCCCGGACACGGCGATAGAAACGGTCATATGGATCACTTTCAAACCTGACCACCCAGGATTCCCATTCACTGCCGTCTTGGTTTGCTTGCTTCTCAATCAGTATTGCTCTGCCTTCTTCAACCGTCTTGCCTTCTAAGGTCTGATTATAGACCATGACCTAATCACCCTTCTTCAATCCTGACATCTTCATTCTCCTATGATTGACGATCAAGAGGAATATCACATGCACAATTCTTCCAGCTCAGGTGACACCGTGAGCAGATTTCAAACGGATTCTCTTCGGTTTCATAATACTCAAAATCAACTGAATCAATATTGTAGATGTGCCCACGCTTCAGTCCTGCATCTTCCAACGCTTTCCTGATCTCTTGTGCCTTCTCCCCATCAACAGCTTGAACTCCATCACAATCCATCTTCAGTGTGGGAAACTGATCCATGATGAGGTCGTAGGCTTCCTCCGAATACAAGTAGAAGGTATACATGCGGTTGGGATAGATACGCCCGTTGTGCTGAACCTTTGCCATCTTCATTCTCCTTCTGCTTTAATTATGATCTCAGCCTTGGAAGGCCTTTTGTAGAAACCAAACTTGTCATCATCCTTGCTGGGGGTTATTGTGGCCGTGAATCTAACCTTGTCCCCCTTGTTGGCTTCCTCTATGCTACTGGGAACTGATCCCCAAACCCGGAAACCTCTATTGTCCTTGACCATCATCTTCCATGATGGAAATTGAGCATATTCATCCGGCTCTTTGAGCTTCAGAATCACGCCTTCAATCTGAGTCCGGCCTTCAGGACAAGATTCAGCAGCAGCATTCTCAGCAGCCCACTTGGCTTCCAGATTCTTGCGCCGTTCCTCTCTGGTGTTGCCACTGGCAAGGTCATTGAGCATCTTGCGGACAAAATTGATTTGCTTGTCACTCAGACTCTCATACCTGACCAGCTTGCCAATAATGTTAGCAATGATGCCCATTTCCTCAGAATGGAAGTGGTCCAGCACTATTCCGGCCCGAAAGTCAGCAGCCATCTTCTCGTGCTCTTCGTAAATGTCCCATGCTGTATTCAGTCCAGCATCTTGGAGTATCTGCTTGGCCTTCGTTTGTCCTGTCTTGAGATTATTCCAATCAGTGACTGATTTACGCATATTTCGGAAAGCAGCCTTGTGATTACCTCCAAGATTTCCACAGCAGGTTTCACCAACCTCAATGTAGCTATTGGATGGAGCATGATAAAAGCAAGCCAGGTAGTTTGCATGAGCGCCACACACATGGCAGCTGCCGCCATGCTCGTGCATTGAATATACTCCACCTGTCCGGATCATATGCTCCCGTATGATTTGACGCTGAGCCGCATCATGTAACACAGCCTCCAGTCCACCTGAGTTATAAGTTACGGCTACAAACTCATACTCTTCCGGATTGATAACTGAAGGTCTATGTTCATCCGTTCTTGTCATTATCTTCATTCTCCTATTTCTTCGCTTCGTAAAGACCTGTCCCCAGCCGCTTGCTTGAAATCTTTTGCTCTGCCATCTCTATTTCCTTATTAACGTTCTATAAGTAATATAACATATTTTGATACGAATGTCAACAGAAAAATCGGAAAAATTTTATAGAAAATAAAAACTGCTCTAAACAGCTGGAAAACAACGGTTTAGAGCAGTTTTCTGAAATATCTATCAATCTGTTTTTTCCAGTTTGGCTCCCCACTTCTTCATAAAGGCAGCATACTGGATCTTATATTTCTTCTCCAATCGTTTCATCTCTGCTTGCTTTTCCTCTAGCAATTCCTTGGCCGTCTCTATGTTAGAACAACTAAATTCATTCTTGAGTGATTTCAACAGCTGGTCAATTCTCCCCTGGGCTCGTTCCTTGTCCCGCTCAAGGTCTTTGACTTTCTTTTTCAATTCTATAACAGAATCTAGGTCAGTCACGTTTCAACGCCTCCAGTAACAGTTTTCTAACTGTGTTTTTTGTATATCGTTTCTTCATTAGGAATTCAATTGCCTCTGCATAGTCAAAACATTGAGCCTGCACATCTTTCAGCCCATGAATGAAATCAATCATGTCACTTTCATTACCTCTGCATTTGCCTTCAAAGTCATCTTCTACACTTATGAACTGTTCCAGTTTGGTGCTGAGATAATGAGTGAGTATGATTCCTGATTTACATAACAGACCAACCCGTGGAATATAACGAAGCTCATCAGCTTTTCTACGCATGAATGATCCACAATTCATGACAGGTATTCCATTCAGTTTTGTTTTGAATCCTTTGTGATTGTCTCCAAATACCAAGGCATCATATCCTATTGCTTTGCTTTTGAATTTTGAGATATGGTTATTCTTAGGAGCCTGAGGATGTTTGTATTTTTTTATCCAAAGATACTCATGGATAAGAGCAATGTCTGTTCTTTCTTTTGATGTGTTTTTCTTGTTCAATGGTTTCAATGGAACTCCCCACGGAAATCCATGTACTACAATGTTGTTTTCTATGGGAAGAAAATTGAGAACAGGACTGATCCGATCAGCCAGCACCATGGTCCAGAAAGCAGATTTTTCAATTAGGTCAATGTTGTGAAGAGGTAAATCATGCTGACCTGGAACAGCGTACATAGTGGGAAGGTGCTGCAAAGCAAAATTGATCAATGCAGGATCAGCTTTCCAATAATCAAACACATCTCCAGCACAGAGGATAGGGGCTTTGTAAAAGTCAGCTATTTCAGTCAATTGGTCCAATGGTTTTTTCATTGCAGCAAACCAATCCTTTTCTTCCCTACGCACTCGTGGAGGTTTGCTGCTCAGATGAATATCAGAACAGAGAATAGCTATGACTTTATCTTCACCAAGCTCCCGCATAACGGGCAGGTTTGTCCTATCATCTTTTTTAGCTTTCTTTCGTCTGATTCTAGTTTTCTTTCTGTCTGGCATATTCTTTCCTGTTCTGTTTCCATTTCAGCAATGTGGTCTGATAGTCTTTTAACCAGCTGCTCCGTCTTATTATATTTGTTGGTGATTGAAACCAGCTGTTTGATATTAGGTATTTTCATGGTAGATACCTGGCTGGCTTTTTCAAGGTCACATAGGATTTTAGATAGAGATTCTACCTGAAAGGTTGCTTTCTGTAGCTCAATACCTGTTTTTAATGCTCTCTCGCACTCAAAATAGCCCTTAGAAAGGCGTTTCTTTCTTTTTAGGTACCTTTCTATAGTTTGTACGCTCTCGCTCATAGAAACGAAATTTGAGCGTGTTTCATCTATCTGCAAGGACAGTTGTTCCAATCGTTGAAAGTCAGCGCTCATTCTCTTCACGAAACGTAGGTGTTTTGCTGATTGTGATACTTCGTCCAAACGTTTTTCGCTCAGAGTCACTTCCATTCTGGTTTGTCTAATTTTGTTGTTCAGATTTGAAAGAGTGGAATCAATAATCTCCAAATCTACAATCTGGTTCAGTTGCTTGCTTACTTCTCCGGGAGAAATCATGAACCAATATGGAGCATCGAATTGAAGTTGAAAATTCAATTCCTCCATGCCCAGGAATTGTTTGACCTCTTCCGGGACATTGGCGCCAAAGGCCTCTAGTGTCTGGCCGTTGACCTTGTAGATGTTAATGCCCTTTCCTTTTTTTCGGGACACTATACCGTTCTCAGTTTTCAATCCTACAAAAGCTGGTTTGTTTTCATCCCGGATAAAGGAATCACCCAGAGGACGATTCAGGACAACCCATTGAATAGCTCTGATGATTGAACTCTTCCCGGCATCCGTGGCACCTGTGAAGGTGGTAATGCCTGGGTCCAGCTTGGCCTTGAACTTATCATGGGCCTCAAAGTTTTTGATTAACAATTCTTTGATCACGATTCTTCTTCCCTCTCTCTTTGTCTATCCAACCACATCTCCAGCAAATCCATATTTGATATTCATCATCCCAGACCACGGTGCTTTTTCCAGAGCATTTCTTACAACTGACTGATCTCATGGTTCAATAGCCTTAAATTCAAATGATTCAAGATGATCAATTGTTGATATCCATTTTCCATCTTTGAAATCACAACCTATATTATAGATAGCGTCTTTCTCAACAATGGACATTTTTCTTCCTGGACAATCTGTGGGCAGTTCTCCCTTAGCTCCTCTACAGATTTCACAATATCCCAGTTCATCATTGCCTGGTACTGGGATTATTTTGTGTTTCAATCTTTCTTCCTTTGATTTTCTAATCACATTTATTTTCAATATCATTTTTGGAACATCATCATGCTTCTCTGTTATGGAAACTCTTGTTAGGTTTCCTACAACTTCTCCAGTATTTTTGATGATGGGAATTATGAATCCATCTTGGTCTATAAAATCCAATGCTTGCTCACCACGTTCTTTGACAGCTTTGCGAAATGCTTCCATCTGTTTATCATTTATTATCTTCATTTTTTCTTCCTTTAATAAAGGACACCATTGAGGACATAATTCATTTTCATCTATATCTATCTTTCGTCCATCTGCAAGATTACAATAGTATTCCCAATAGTAATCGCTATGATCATTTGTCATGTGTTCTTCTGGGGATTCATATACACATTCATCACAGCAAGGAATCTTCATATTTTGCCCGCCAAAAGTCTTCGCCCATATTCGCCAATGCACATGGCATCAGCTAATCCATCTGAATCTTTTTTACTCCTAGGCGTAGGTAGCAGGTTGATCTTAGGCCAAAGTCTTTTTGCTACAATGATACTTGCTTCCTTTGACTTCGGTGTATCTTTACAGATCACTTTCTTCCATGTTTTAGGATGAACAAGAGTGTAAGGAAGAAATAGTCCACAACAAATACCTCTGAGAATTCCCCATCCAGTTCCATAGTTGAACATGCTGACACCACCTTGCTTTGGCATCGCTTGGGCTTTCTCAATAAATACATGTTCAATTTTTGTTTTGTAATTATATAGATAATCACGTATACCATTTTCATCTAGCATATTTTTTGTCTTTGTCATTTTGAGAGTGGGAACAGGGATCACCTTTACTTTCTTCTTGCCAATAAAAGCAATAGCACCTTTCAGTCCTGGATCAATGCCTACAATGATCATCCTCTCTTCCTCACTATTGTCTTCCTTTTTCTTCTGAAAAATAATCGTTTGATTTCTTCCTTTGTTGCCGCAGGTCTGCTCCATGTTCTGGCAAATTTCTTCCACTTAGGATCTTGTTCACCTTTCTTATTCATATATAGCATAGCAAAAGGTAGGAAGCCTAATTTCCAAACAGCCAACATTCTTTTCAATGCTTTGTCTGTTGTATCATCTGGATATCCAACTAATACATAACAACGCATATGTCCGTAAGTAAATGCTGCATAGTGCAAAAGCTTTGAGGCTTCTCTTAATGGTTCATAATCATCTGGTGTATCATAAGCAAAAAACATTTGAGAAGGTCGAAGGTTCCATAATAATTCTACATGCCAATGTTTTAGTAATTTGGCTTCTAAACCTCCAGTAAATACTATTGAATTTCCTTTTTCTTTCTGTCTTGATAACATTTTGAAAACATCTTCTATATGTTTTCTACTACAAGCTAGTAAATTATCATCTAATACATTCCATCCGTTTGTGATCGGATATTCTTTCAAATCTCCACTGCGTTTCCATACATCACAGAACCAACATTTATTTGGACATCCTCTGCTTGTAATAACATACCCTTTTTTGAGATACATTCCAGGTTGAAATTCTCCTCCTGGATTATCATATGCTGGTTTAACTGGAGCGATTTTTCCCCATGACTTTGCCAATTTATTCTCAGCAAATTTTTTATCACCAGTAAAAGTCACACTGATATGGATTTCTTCAAAATCCATTTCACGTTCAATCAGACTAGGCATTCCAACAAAAGCTAAATTATCATCTGGTGTTGCATTGGTTTTTCTAGGAAAGACTCTAGCTATTTTGTTAGTCATTTCCGTTTCCTCATCTTGAGCTTGCCTTTGAAAACACCTTTGAAAAAATTCAGCCATTGTTTTTGTCTACGTGGTTCCAGATAGCTCATGATATTATAATGCTTACAGAATTTGAAAAACATTCTGCTGTTATATTGAGGAGGATGAAAAGAGAATGGCTTGGTTTTCTTATGGGGAAGGATTGTCAATTTTCCCCATCGTTCAATCTCTTTGTCGCTTGTGACTATGGTCTGATATTTTTTGGTGTGTTCTGATAGTTTTCCTGTCATGTAGTCAATAGCACTTTTCTCTCCAATCCCTTTCAGACCAGGAACACCATCAGAGTTGCATCCGCCCATGGCTTTGATAGTCCCCCACCATGCTGGACTAATTCCTTTTTTCTCTGTAAAGGATTTGACATCCAATAGCAGTTCTTTTCCAGGATCATACCATTGGATATATGGAGTGATGCACTGATACAAATCTCCGTCTGAAGTAATGATGATTCCCTTCTCATCTTTTGCGTTTATTTCTTGAGCAACATAAGCAATCAAATCATCAGACTCAAGACCAACCTGCTTGAATACTGGAAATCCTATCTTGGGAAGGATTTTGTTTTTCAGTTTGTTGACCTGCTGATACATGATGCTGATTTGCTGCTGCTCTTCCTCTGTGCGCTCCTCTTTCCTCTTCTTTTTGTAATCGGGGAAAGCTCTTGCTCTGTAGCTCCTTTTGGAATCAGCAAAGATGAGGACTCTATTGCTACTGATTATTGGGTTGGTGCAGATGGAATAGAGTTGTTCAAAGAATCCATACAAAACCCCTACCGGAATATCATCATGCTCCAAATCACCCAGAGCATACCGAGCACGGTGGGCAATATATGACAAATCTAGAAGTACCCATTTCATAGTTCTATGTCCATTAGTTCTTTCTTGCCTTTTTTTGGTAGCAGTTCTTTACTATAGATTCTTATGAAGGTTTTTGGGGAAAATATTTTGATTGGTTCATAATCATATCCCCACAATCCATTTTGATCTATTTTCAATTTAGGTGGTTTGTTTGGATAAATTACAATAGCAGCATCTTCTGAATCGTCTCTGCATGCCCATGCTTCAATCAGTTTGGTTTTACTCATTCTACAACCTTTCTACTACCATCACTGTACTCAGCTATCTTGACAATCTCCCAGCATTCAACTTCCTTCATAGGTGCTCCCCAATGTCTTTGCCGCTGAGCAATATCAAAGAAATCTCCAGCAGTAGTGAAGAGCACATCAATCCTTCCACGTTGTTTCATTCTGTCTCGTGGTACGCTGAGATATGGTTTGATTTTAGGTGAGATATTTCCAAACGGATAATCCTTATTGGCTCCATTGTACTCAGGAACATGAAACATATACTTATGACGCCAACCCTTATTCGGGAGCCATATCAAGGCTCTATGAAATTCATTCAGTTCAGGAGGAAGAGCAACAGTATAATGATGACGATTGATTCTACGCTCCTGAATGGGAAGTTGAGTCATATCATCATTTGCATATCTACCATGTCCAGGATCACCGGGATCATATTTGCTGTAGCAGGTGGTCTTCAATGTTCTTGTCCAGCGATAGATTGGTTTATATCTGTAGTCAATGAGGATGGGAGTGGGAGCCACCACAGTCTCTTTCTGCGTTATGTGATCCGGGGAGGGAGCAGGGGAGGGAATGGCCTTTTGGATTTCAGTTTGTTGTGGCCATTCCATCTGTGGCGGCTCCGTTTCTTTTTTCATATCATAATTGAGGCAAACACAAGACCAACCGCATAGTATGGGCAATATCATCCATGATATGGAACGGAAGTGTGCGAGCTTTTTCAATATCTATTCTTTCTATCCAGACTACAGGCTTGCCTGATTTCTCTCCAGCATCTGCCAGCTGTGACTTGAAGCTCTTTGTACAAATTGTTTTCTTCAATATGCTTTATCAACTTATCCCTTGAGAGAACAACATCAAACTCTTTAGCAACTATCTTTTTTCCTTGCAGGCTCCACCATTTTTCTTCAATAAGATAGTCAATGCAGGAACCAATATCGTCAATGCCATAAGATGGGAATATATCCATCTTTGATTCATGCAACTCACCAGTGATGCGATTCTTTTTCACCTTGAGGTTGATGTGAACACCTATTTGTCTAGTCTTTCCCTTGACCGTCTTTTTGATTTTCCCTGTGATGCTACTCCAAATCTCTATGGTGGCATAGAAAGTGAGTGACCTTCCACCTGACCTGGTTTTCTTCTCGAAACCAAAACCAATGTTATCCCTTGTCTGAGATATGACGATGAGGATTGAACCACTCTTTTTCAACTTGTGGACAGCCCTTCTCATATTGTCACTGTTCTTTCTTGCCTTCTGCGTTCCATAGCTCCCTGATACCGTTTTCCCTTTTTCGTGAGCTTCCTTTTCCTCTTCAAACTTGGTGCTCTCAGCCTCACTATCCAATCCATCCATGCTATCTAGAATATAGATGAATGGTTTATTGTCTTTGATTGCATTGTCCAGATTATAATAGAACTCCTCAATCAGCATCGAATAGATTGGACTTCCATCTGCATCTTTCCTTGGCGGTTCAACTCTCTTTGCAACTTCTTTGTTGAAGAGTTTCTCCAAGTCAATGTTCATTCCATCCTCTACGTTGTCATATATTAGCCGGTAGTTCTTGAAGGATGGATGGCGAAGGGCTTCTGCAAAGCAAGTCATTGAAAGGAATGTTTTTCCACTGGCCGAATCACCAACAAGAAAATAGTATTTCCCCTTGGTGAATGCTCCAAAGGGATTATTGGTACACGCCAGATTCAAAAGTGTTGAACCTGATGAGAGTATATTTTTGGTTTTTATTTTCTCTTTCTTTTTCTTCTTTGGCTTTCTGTTTGCTGCTTCTGTTATTTGTGCTGTCATCTTTTTCTTCAGTTTGACCATTTGCTTTCTTCCTAAAATACAGGGGTGGGACAAAATGCCCCACCCCCTTTATACAATCATTCCTCCTTACTCTTCATCCTCATCGTCAAAATCTTCTTCTTCATCCTCATCGTCAAA